TGCCGGCATCGATAAGCTGTCGTAGTACAGAGGTTGCGGTTTTTGTGAGACCACCCAACATATGGATAAGACCAAAACCATAAAAACCAAGACCTGGCAGAAACTTATAATGTACGAAGTATTGTTTTTTAATTTTAAGTGGATCAGTTTCATTCCAGTTTCTTCTTATAGAAAGTATTTGATTTGAGTTCTCTTCAAGAGTTACAATATACGGTAAACTAATACCAGTCTCTTCACCTGCCTCATTGGCATCTTCATAGCCCGGAAGGTCTAAGTTAGTATGGATCTCGAGTAACGTATAAACATCATCTTTTGTGTAAGCTTTTTTCTTACCATCGAGTTCATCAATTTTTTGTTGGATTTCACTTGGGTCATCATCTGGTGGGTTGCCAACTGCTACGTCACGATAAAATCCAGACACTTGAAACTTCCGTAGATCGTTGGCCATCATCTTTACAACGTGAGTAATTCTAGAACATGTCATTAAATCTGTTGAGTCGTAAGGAACAACTAGATCTTCTGACGATACAAATTTAGCAACGGGTCTACCTAAAGTATTATCGAAATAAACTTTACGAAACGCCGAACCTGACAACGGTAGGTGAAACAACATTTGATCAAGCTCGGGCTCGTATTCTTCCATGATGTGGGTAAGTTGGAAATTCATAAACTCTTTAACACGATTAGACTGTGCATCTATTTGTGGATTAGTTGCACCCATAATTTGTGTTTTTACAGGGCCACCTGCAGGAAATAATTCTTTATAAGATTGTGCTTGGAACTGAGTAACTGATTCTGCAAGTAAAGGGTGGGATACACCTGATGCTCCAGGGAAAGGACTTGTTCGGTCATCGTACTTCATGCCAAGTAAATCTAGTCCTTCAGCATAAGTTGATGACCAATCACTACGTGATTCTTTATCGCCATCGTATGCATCAGAAAGTTCTCTTGCAATTATATCAAGATCACCTTCTCCTAATTGTTCAGCTAAGTTTTCATTGTGCCCGCCCATCATTGTTTGTTGCGGACCAAAATTTATAGTAGCGCCACCATCAGCATCTAGCTGCGGATCGCCATCATCTAATTCTACTTCTTGCGCTCTAATGTCAAACTTCATTTGTTCTTTTAGAGGCATGTCTCTATCTATCGGCATACTACGCCCTTAATGATGCTATTCCCGCACCTTCGTCTCGTTGTCTCATTGATTGAATAATCATAGGACCTTCCATTTTGATAAATTCTCTCAATCCTTCTGGACCTGTATATTTTGGATCTAGTTGATCCATGTCTCGTAATTTATCATATGCTTCTATAACTAAATTAAGCATTGGATCTTCCATTGCTGCAGTTCTTAACATGCCTTCGCTTTCAATCATGTCGCGTAACTCCATTGGATCTGTTTCAAACATTCCAGCAGGATCATCAATCATATCAGTTGGCACTCTCATTTCTTCATCATCAGCAGCCATCATCATATTGCCTCGTGATAATCCACCAAGACCATTTCTTGTATCTCTCATTATTGCCATTAAATCACCTTTTTTGCAGGACGCTTAACGCCCTTTACCTTACCCTTGTTAATACTGGCATAGAATACCTGTTTTCCTTTATCTTTACCATAGTTTTTTTTCATGGACTTTAATATCTTTTTACCTTTTGGGTTTAGTGGCATTTTCGTCTCCTAAATGTTTCCAAAATTCATCCAACGCATTATGCTCACAATTGTTGCAATTGCACCCGTCCGTCCGGCACGAACCACCATTACCACAGTGGCACTCGTGCTCGCAGTGCTTACACGTAGACATTATTCCCCCAATGAAACAATAACTACTTTTTCTTTTTAACAGGTCCACCGCGTTTTAATTTAACGCCGCGACCTCTTAGAACATCTTTTCGAGTTACTTTGCCGTCACCAGTTAAATCAGGAAAGGCTTTGCCTCCCATTTTTCTTTTAACTCGTTTCTTCATTGCAGAGCCGCCGCCTTTTTTTAGAATACGTTTCTTCATTGCAGAGCCGCCGCCTTTTTTCTTAACTCGTTTTTTCATTCCCATCATGTCTGTATCTCCTATAAGATTGTCGTTTTTTTACTGTGCCCTCGTAATAGTCGTTAGGCCAGTGGTCATAATAACCAGTCTTGCGTAAATTGTCACTAGCTTTTTCTAATTCATCAAACTTTTGTATCAACACCATCATAAAGTTATGTTCTGGTTGCCATTCTCCTGTATCTAAAAAATCTACTTCTTCCTCTTCCTCGTCATCATCAGGGTGGGAACCCATCAAATATATGTCATTTGGTACCATAACTCTGTTTAAAATATCAATAACGGAATCTAATTCTTCAGGTGTGTAACCAATGTCATTGCAAGCAACGATTGCAATTTGTACATCTTTTTGTTTAGCAAGTTTAGCGCCCTCAATAATTGTATCTTGAAAATTTGCAAAGTTAGTACACTCAAGTATACGATATGTTTTATCTAATCGTGCACGTTTAGCATACGGACACACAGGTACATTGCCCAGGTGTTCATTTTTTGGTTCTAGATAATTCTCGCACCACGCAAGAATATCATCGGTCATGGTCATATTATTTTAGTAATGTCTCTAAAAAAACTTTTGTATTTATATAATTTTGTGCCGTCACTGTAATGCTCAACATAATCTTCTGGATTTATTTGCACACGTCCACCTTTTTCAAAACCCACACGACCGCCATTTTTTTTAGGCCTATACTTTTGTAAATTTTGTATATCTTTTACATTTAAATCTTTTATGTTTTTGTCAATTTTTGACATACCTTTTAAAGTTTTAGTAATGTCAATTCCATAATTATGAAAAGTTAATTTTTGAGGATCAAAAATTTGAAAATTAAGTGTGCCGGTTACTTTTGGGTCCTCTACTAATTTAACTCCTTCTTTGTTTATTTTAATTAATTTTTTAACATAGCCTTCTGGTTTTTTTCCTGTTTCTACAAACTCTTTAACTAAAGCTTCTCTTGCGTCATAAAGAGCGTCTAATTTTCTTTCTGTTGCTTTTATAGGGCCTCTATTCTTACTTCCCTCCACATACAATGTATCGCTAGTACTAGCGTAAAATCTTTTTGATAAACCATGATGAAAATTAAAATTAATATTACCGGCTAATTGTCTTTCTATATTAACGTCAGATATTTCTGATATTATTTTTCTTCTTTTTTGAGATTTACTTAAAGCTTCTTCACTGCTTTTAATTAATCTACTGTCTATGCCAAACTGATTTCTTGCAATTTTATGATAAGCATCAATACTTTTTATATTTTTTGTAAATGGAAAATATTTTTTTTGAAAGTATGATTTAGTGTACATAGTATCAGATTTTATTCCTTGTCTTTCTAAACTACTTAAAGTTTTTAAATCTTTTAAATATTCTTTTTCAATTTTTTTATTAGGAAATATAATATTGTTTTCTTTTATAATAGGTTGAAGTTTTCTTTTAAAAACATCTGTAGGTTCTACTTTTAAATTATTTTTTTTTAAAAATTTATCTATCCCTGTAGTGCTTATTTTTCCATCTATTAATCTATTTAACATAGAAGGAGAAGTTATCCCTTGTTTATAGTAAGAAAGTAACTCATCATTTATTTCAGAGGTTATTTTTGAACTTTGAAATACCCCTGTTTTTTCTGGTTTAGTTTTAGACGTAAGATCTTTTCCCTTATCTAAAATTAATTTAGCCTCCGGAGTGTAAAATTCATCAACTAATTGACCTGTTTTTCTAGCAACTGATTTTACTAAATCAGGAGCCACATAATTTGCAGCTGCTTTTATAGCAGTTCCAGCAAGTTTTATTTTTTTTACCGGGTTTAATAATTGAACTAGTGGGTTAGCGGCAAGTTTTTTTCTATTTTCTGCTGGGTCAAATTTAGGTGCATCTAATCTGTCTACAGGAGAGAACAATTCGCTTTGTTGAATTTTTAATAAATCTTCTATGCCAGCCATTAATAAAATACCCTTTTCGTGTTATCTACGGGCTCTGGCTCATAGTCCATCCGTAGTTGAATTAGTCCTGACTGCCTAAATCGCATCAACGCTTGCGTGACCGTATCGACGTAGTCATCATTCTCACCATACGGGAAAGCGGCACATTCTTCAATAACTTCTTCTGCAAACTTTCTGCCCTCTGGATAATAGACCATGCCCGACTCAAACATCGGCGCAATGGAATTGACCCTTGTTCGTTTGTCGTTGCCTCTGGTTGGTGTATAATTGGTAATGGGTATTCCTGCTCGTCTAAGTTCATCGGACAACGGCATACCACTTGCTTTTGCTTCTATCAACACCATCTCTGGCTCCCAATAATTATATTCTTTGAGCGCGATCTCTTTAAGTTCTGTAAACTCCCACCGACCACGGCGCGCATCAAGTAAGATCAAAGCAGGTGTTGCGTCGTTTGGGGAGAACACGCCCCATGTTGTGATTGCCGAATAGTCGGCTGTTTCTTTTTTACTGTACGCAGTATCATAGGATTGAATGATGTAATGCAAGTTTGGTTTTTCTTTGTGCTCCCATGTTTTCCACCATTCGCGTTTTAAGATTGCGCCTTCTTCTGATGTTGGTTTTTGCATCCATTGTGCGTTCCACTTAGTAATTGCAAGCGATGCCTTAACCGATTCAAGTTCAGGTAATTTCCAATACTCAGGCCATGTCGGCATACCGCTGTCCATGATTGCCGGAAACTCAACAACTTCCCATTGGTCAGCTTTAGGTTCAACTTGTGCTTTCATCAACTGTCCGGTTAGATCAATTGTTGACCAACGCGTCATAACAAGAACAATTGCACCGCCTGGCTGCAAACGTTGTCTAGGACCAGACGTGTACCATTCGTATGCATTTTCCATAGCAGACTCACTAAGGGCATCTTGCTCTGAATGCGGATCATCAATAATTAACAAATCTGCACCACGACCGGTAATCGCACCACCGACACCTGCCGCGAAGTATTCACCGCCTGCACTGGTATCCCAACGACCGGCAGCTTTCGAATCAGCTTGTAACGCTGTTTCTGGAAATATTTTTTTATAATCAAACGAGTCGATTAGTTGTTTTGTTTTACGGCCGAACCTCTGTGATAACTCTGCGGTGTGCGACGTTTGAATAATTTTTGTCTGTGGATTACGGCCCATGATAAATGCCGGCAACATAAATGATGCAAATTCAGATTTTGTATGTCTGGGTGGCATATTTACAATTAGACGTTTTAGGGTCCCATTTGCAATTCTATCAAATTTTTCTGCTATGATTCTATGATGGGTCCCTTCCACAAAATCCGGCCACATAAATTTTACAAAATCCAAGAAGGTTTCTTGTGCGTCCTGGGTCCTCTTTAAGTTTTGTTTACGCTCTAACAGTTCTGCAAACAATTTACGTTTTTCGGGAGTTAAATCAGTTAACTGATCTTTGAAATCTTTTATGTCCATGTTCTATGTCTAGATTATTATATATATACGTAATAATAAACATCCTTTTCTGCAAAGGGGGTGTTGCATTTTTACAACACTTGTTGCTGTTTTGCAACAGGTTACAGGTACCCTAGCCGCCCGCAGGGCGCACCTTACCGCCCGCAGGGCGACTGTTGCATAAATGCAACAGTCAAGGGTTATTTACAATTCTTTTGCCACTGTCTCCACTGTAAAGCCAAGAGATTTTATAGTAGCTATGTCGTCTCTATGTAATGTTTTGGTTTGAGTTAATCGTGCAAATCTTTGCGCGTCTTGGCACATTGGATAGATCAACTCATTGCCGTAAACATTTCTCAGTTGTACTTTAATTGTTTTCATTTGCTTTCTCTTTCTGTTTAATTACCCTTATTATAGCACAATAAAGGATAGCTGTCAACAACTATTTTAAAGATCTAAAATAGTTCTTGCTCCCAATACAACACCGCCCACCGCCAATAAAATAGTAGCCGTTGCCCCTTGGCCGTAAACCGCCATCATAAAAGACAAGATAAACATTAACGCGGTTAGTATTAAATAAATAAAATCCATTACTTTCATATTCTTTCTCCTTTGTTTTAATAACTGTATTATAGCATAATGCTATACTATTGTCAACCTTTTATTTTAAGGCCGGGTTCTTTTACCGCTCTGACTTGCAGAGTTTGTAAGTAGCCCGGCCCGAGAAAGCCCCGCCACCGCTAAGAGGCGGGAAACTGTTAGTCCAGTAAAGCCATGTAGGCTTTAGGAAAATGTTTAGCGAACCAGGAGCAACCCTTCTGCACCTTATCCCAATCTTGAACCATTTCAGAACCCATGATCACGTCATAAACAGCCGCCGCAAATCCTGGAACAGTTACCGAGTCACCGCCAAACCTGTTTTGAATAGTTTCTTCATTCTCATATACCATTATATCTTGATCAAATGGCGATTTGATTTCTTTACCTTTATATTTAAATGTTTGCATTTCTTTCTCCTTTATTTAATTAAAGCATATTATAGCATATTAATGGTCAGTTGTCAACTGTTAATTTAACCCGTAACCGCTTTTATAAATTTAACTGTATCAAATCGTGGGTTATCATCTTTAAACACTTTACCCAAAGACAACGCAACATTACTGACTAATTCTGTTTCATTGCTGTTGTCAGTTTCATATAAAAAATAATGCAACACCTGTGCAATCTTTATATAATCTTTCTTAGTCATAAGCTTTCTCCTTTATTTAAATTAAATTCCCCATGTCATTAATATAATGTATCGCGCCGGGAAGTATAAACCACCCATCACAACAACCGCCATCATAATATTATCAACCATTAGCCGCCTCGCTATACTTGTTGTCTAATTTATCATTGGCTTTGATTAAAGCTTTTAAATAAGATCTAAAATTTTCTCTAGGTATTTCATCATATGCTTTTAATACACATCTTAACATATAAGTTTCTATTGCTTCATTAGGTTTTCTTTGCATTGCTTTCTCTTTCTGTTTAATTAATAGCATAGTATAGCATAACAGTTGTTAGTTGTCAACTGTTTAATCAGGAAGAATTTTTATTTCTTCTTCCGTTGCTGGAAAGTATGCTTTGCTGTTACACCTGGGGCAAAGTCTTTCGTTGTATTCGCCTTCTTCATTTTCATTTGTTATATTGTTATCCTCTACCCAATCAAAGCTTAGATAGTGACAATTCATACAACACTGAAGATAATCTTCTGTAAATTTTTCCATTATTGCTTTCTCCTTTTTAATTCTTGTTTAGCTCTTTTAAGTCTTTTGTTATCTTCATCAGTATTTAAAAAACTTGATATAGGTAGGCTCAAAGCTTTAACCATTGCTTTAAGTTCCCATGTTGGTTTATTTTCCATTATTACTTTCTCCTTTTAATTAATAGCATATTATAGCATATCAATGAGCCGCTGTCAACTGTTAATTTAAAAAAGTTTTTTATTTTATCCCGCCCCGCCACCCCATATTATAAACTATTCGTTGTCCATTGTCAAGGATTATATAGCATTAATTTATGGTCAATGAACAACGGATAATTTTTCAGGGCAAACATGCAAGCGAACTTACAAGCGAACTTACAAGCGAACTTACAAGCGAGCGCGGCGAAC